CGGAAAGGGGTCAATAGTGTTATCCTGTACGATGGTATTTCCCCCCATCGCTTTTACCGTTAAGGTTGTGGATTAGATATCTTCTTTAAGTCTTCAAAATAGAATTCAAGTGCTGTTTTCCCAATAGTCATATTACGCACGGTCTTACGATCGTACACATATGATTTTAATTGGGGATCTGGCAAGAATTCCACAAGATACTTATCGAGCTCTTTAAGATTAATCATAATATCTTCTTGAGCATCGGATAGACGATTCATAGTCTTAATTGCTATAAGTGATACGGGATGTAAAGACATCTGCATTGACGTAAGCACCATATTCGAAACGTGGTCACCCTCATATTCTTTGATTGGGTTTATAAGAAACTTCTGAATTATTTCATTACGTTTCTTACTCCCCTCATCGAAATATGTGGAGATTCTATCTTGGAATTTTAACAAGTATGCAGACCTTACTCTTTCGAATAAGTCTCTAGCACCTAAGATACACCAAGGAAAACCGGCAATGCCGCTTTCCAAGGTTGTTCTGAATGTTAAAATTATAGATAGAAGTTCTTTTCCTTTCTTTGATAAGAATGGAAAAGACTCCGGGGCATAAAGTTCGAAACCAGGCAACGAGAGATTCCATCGAGATCTTAAGTAATTAAGGAAATCTGGAATATTATAAAGAGATTGTCTACATGAAACCATGAGATCAACAGGAATACCTGTTATCTCTTGATTTCCGTGGAAGATTCGCTTAGCGAATTCTCCATAGACAGGTTTATCTTTTGAGATGAACCCCTTCTTCATATTTATTTCAACTCCTAAAATACTCATTATCTCAACGTAGCGCTCTGCTACTTGATGCGACATTATGGCTACATCATCACCTAGAATTACATACTTATTAAAGTATGGAGTACCAGCACAATACCTTATTATAAGGTGGTGTGTGATGGCAAATGTAACCCAAGAGCTTAAGGCACCTAAAGGTTGACCTACTGCCCATCTTATCACTCCTCCTTGTTGAGTAGCGAAATCTCTATTAGCTATTACATCGGCCCATAATTCACCTATTTCATCACCGAAAATCTTAGTAATAACGATTTTCTGTAATTTAAGAGGTAAGCGATCTGTTGCAGAAGAAAGATCAAAAGAATAGCAACAACCCTCGGTATTGGCAATAAGAATAACATTCTTAAAACCATCATCTTGGGAATATGTTGCATCATTCTTAATTTTCTTAACCTTCTCCATTAGAACGTCATGGATCTTTGCCAAGGCATTTTGAGAGAAGTAGTCAATGATAGCAATATTTCTTGTCTTTCCACCTCCTTCACACAGTTGAGAAACTCGACTATGTAAGGCAAATGGATCGATCTGATCTTTTGGTACATTGGCAGCTAACTCTTTCATACCTTGGAGAGATTCATAAACTATTGGGTTTGTAATATTTAATAGTGATTCGACACTGCTCAATAATGAGGGGTTATTTAAGAGTGCAAATAGGTCCCTATGGACTGTCTTAAGACTTGGACCATTTGGTCCATGACTTGAAGGCATGTAACCAAAGTATGAGTATAGCTTGTCACGATCGAATTTGAAGCTTCCAACTAAAGCAGAAGTTGCAGGGAAACTGTATATAAAAGACTTAAAGCTATCATAGAACTCTTCATCATGACTTACCTTGCTTGGCGATGTTATCGCTGAGTAATCTGGGTCAGGAGGGAGTCTAAGTAGTTTATAGAGGTTTAACAATGTTAAACCAAGTCTTTTATCAAACAAGTTTCCTTGCAGGAGAGGAAGTAACGGAGTTAACAACTCCGGTATACCCCCCGATCCTTTGATCACTTTTCTTTTAAGTGAATGATCTAATTCGATTCCAAGACTTATTTGGATCCCAATCCTTTGGAGATCTTTAAATAAACTGATGGTATTTCTGTGGCCTTTATTATCAAGTTCTTTGATAATTAAAGCTACCCATGAATCCCATATTGAATCTTTAAATATTGTTACTAATCGAGCAAACTTTAGTAAGGAGATAACACTCTTTATGAAAGGTTTTATAAGGTCTAAGGACCTGAGAAACTTGTTTCTTCGAAGTGTAATTTTATTT